GCCGCGGACTACGCCGGGGACGGAACGAACAGAAACAACGACGTGACTGACCCGATGATCCGAAGCACCCGGCGGTTAGAGATACAAGCCGAGGAAGCCATGAACGCCGCAGAGTGCGGAGAACGTGCAGCAGAGGAGGCGAACATCCGCAGGGCGCAGGGTATGACGTACACAGTCACGGTTGCCGGGGCCACACAGATTGACGGCTCGGTATGGGACTTCGGGCAGTTCGTCCGCGTCATAGATGATTTCGCGGGTGTGTCAGGAATATTCTTGATTAAGTCAGTTGAGTATGCTATTGATATTAGCAGTGGCACAAGAACGCGGTTGGTCTGCGTGTCCCCAGATGCGTACCAAGTACAGGCCGCCGCTACGAAAGCCAACACACGAGTATCAGATCCGGGCACGACGTTTGAAAGCGATGCCGCCGGGTTGGCGTACAATCTTCAAAAGCTACGGGGCACGGGGGCTGAATGAACATACCGAACATGATAAAAAATCTATTTAAAATAGCAAAGTTTCTGTCGTCTAACGATGACGGGGCAATCCGCCTCGGCACGGTCTCAATGCTCGGCAAGGATCAGCAAGCGTTGATCTTTACGCCGTATGGCCTCATGCACAACCCACCGCCCAACTCAATGGGTTTGGTGTGGTCACAGCAGGGGCAAGAGAGCAATGCGGTTTGCATTGTAGACGACCCGAACAACCGCACCCTTAAAAATTTGGCCCCCGGTGAGGTTGCTATAGGCAATTACACCACGGGGAACTATATTTATTTCGATAACAACGGGCTGTGCACGATCGTAGCCGATGACCTGGACGTGACGGTCGCTGGTACGATCAACGCCACGGCCACATCGGTTAACGTGTCAGCGCAGGACGTAACTGTTACTGCTTCTGATGTAACGATTGACAGCTCGACTATGACGCATAACGGGGTTAACGTGGGTAGCACGCACGTACACAGCCAGGGCAACGACTCCGACGGCGACGCAGAAGTTGACACGGAGGTTCCGCACTAATGCAGGACGTTAAGATCACACCAAACGCTCAGGGCCTGTATGACCTCGCCGTATCCGGCGGAGACTTCGAATCCGTTGACGGCTTCGATACTGCGGTACCTGTGAGTTTGTTCACAGATTCCAGAGCACCGGCAGCGCAGGTGCAGAACGCACAAAGCCGCCGTGGTTGGGTTGGTAACATCCTGTCGGTTGACCTGGGGCGTGAGCTTGGCGGTCTCCTGTGGGTTCTCGATCAGGCGCGGGTCACAGATGACATGCTCAACTTTGCCAGGCAGTACGCACAAGACAGCCTGCAATGGCTGATCGATGACAGCCAGGCCCGGAACGTGACGGTCTCGGTTGAGCGGTGCACCGATGGAATAGAAATTTATATAACAATAACTACCGCCGACGACACAGTGCTGCGGTATGTTTCACTATGGAGAAACACAGCATGGGCTTAACATACCCGACAATAGAAGAGCTGGCCGCACATATCCGCGCAGAGTTCCGGGTTCAATTACCGGACGTTGATCCGACAGTTTTCGGATCATGGGCGAGGGCGTTCGCTGACGGTAACGCGGCACTCGCTCAGTCGATAAGTTTCCTGGTGCGGGATCTGGAAAAACAATTATTTCCGCAAACTGCAACCGGTGAGTTTCTCGAACTGTGGGGCGATTACGAGGGGCTTGAACGGAAGCCCGCCGCACCTGCGTTTGGTTCAGTGACGCTGCCCGGCACGGTCGGAACCGTCGTTACTACAGGTACTGAGTTCACAGGCAGTAACGGTATAATCTATGAGTCAACCGCCGTTGCTACGATTACCGCAGTTAATCAGGCGGTTAGCACGTTGACACGTTCAGGAACTACCGCCACTGCGGTACTGGCGGCAGAGCACCAACTCGCTACCGGCGTAACTGTGACCATGAGCGGTGCGACCCAGGCGGAGTACAACGGCGATTTCGTCATAGTCGTTACTGCGGCGGACGAATTTCAGTACACGATTACCGGGGCACCTGCGACACCTGCAACCGGTTCGCCAGTGTACGACGTTGATATAGCGTCGATAGAAGCGAAGGCGCAAACCGAAGGATCGGCCACAAATTTAGATAGCGGGGCGCAGATCACCGGAACACCCGGCACGGCATTCGTTCAGTTCGACGGGCTGTCCGGCGGTGCTTCGGAAGAAACGGACACCGAGTATCGGGCCAGGATCATGCTATCCAGATCGATAATACAAGGGGTATTCACCCCCGATCAAATAAAACTCGCAGCACTGAGCGTGGCGGGGAACACCCGTGCGTTTGTTAAGAAACCGACATTATCAGTTTGTCCCGGCGGGGGCGATGCGCCCGTTCCGGGGCAGGTGGGCGTGTTCGTGCTGAGGGATAACGACCCTTCAATAACTCCGACTGCGGGGGTACTGAGTGCGACTAAAGACGCGATTGTTGCTGAGGGTGCGCTACCTGCTAATTCAAGTAGCGTTGATTTGCTTGTTCAAGCGCCCACACTTGTTCCGACGGCTTTTACTTTCACATCACTTGCGCCTGATACGCCGACAATGCGTACGGCGGTAGAGGATCAGTTGCAGGCGTTCTTCGAGGACACCGTTGACTTTGAAGCGGACGTTACCGAAGCAAGTTACCTGGGCGCGATCCAATCGACACAGGATTTACTAACCGGGGCGTTCCTTACATCGTTTGCGCTGTCCGCACCTACTGCGGGTATCACAGTGGCGGACGGTGAGATTGCGACCCTGGGGGCGGTGACTTTTGTTTGATAGCATTTTCAAAGCCCCAGAGACTACAGGCCAGCAGATGGCGGACGCGCTGCCCGTGGGCCGTGCGTGGGCTTCCAAAAACACGGACGGAACAAACACCCGTGGCCTGATTAACTCACTTGCGGTTGCGCACAATCAAACGCAGCAGCGAGTTGAGGCATTAAACACGGAGTTCCAGATCAACCGGACGTGGGAGCTGATCGACGAATGGGAAGAGTCTGTTGGTATCCCGAACGTGTGCGCCACCTTCTCAGAAACGATTGAACGGCGCAGGCATGCCGTTATCGAGCGGCTGCGGAAAGTACCAAAGGTCACGCTACAGCACTTGCAGGGTTACGTAGACGACGTGTTCCCGGGAATGGGCGTTGTGCTGCATCCGGGGCTTGAGTATTACAGCTTCGAGTATGGCTTCGAAGTGCCGCTCATGGGGGGTGTGGATATACGCTTTGTCCTGGTCGCAGAAGTGCCGCTATCGGACAGCACTTTTGAGTACGAATGGGAGATGATTTTTGAGGGCGGTGTGGACACAACACAGCTTGAGTGTGTGCTCAATGAGATAATACCAGCTAACGTATTGTTAATAATAGAATTTAAGGGGTAAGACAATGAGAGACTACCAAACCAAAGCCAATGCCGGCGGCCTTCCCGACACGATTTCTACAACCCGCTTCGGTGCGGGGGAGTTCAACAGCATAGCACAAGAGAACGAAAGCGCCGTGTCGTCATCGGGGCAAACACTCGCTCCGGCGGACGGAACCGCAGAAACCCTGGATCAACTCGCCATGGCGTTGGCCATCTACGGCGCAGGCGGTGCAGGGTATCACATAGATACCGGCGCGGCCGATGCGTACGTGCTTGACCCGGTGGCGCTCAGAAAGTCACCACCTGCATATTTTGACGGCTTCGAGATCACGTTTGAGCCGGGTAACGTGAACACCGGCGCGTCTACGGTCAATGTCAACGGCATTGGTGTTAAAGATATTAAGATTGACGCAAGCACGCCGTTAACCGGCGGTGAGCTGACCGGGCGTGTTACGATATATTACAACGCTTCGGCGGGCATATTTCAGTTAGAAGTCACGTCGGATGGATCGCCGATAACCACACGGGGTGACGTGATCGTTGGCAGTGCGGCGGGTGGGGGTATCAGGTTACCTGTGGGCGCTGTGGATCAGGTGCTCCAAAGCAACGGCACAGATGTTGTTTGGGGTGCGAGTCCTGCGCCTGGGTGGACATTCATTAACACTCTGAATATCCCCGGATTTAATGGTGCTGCATTCTCAAGCACCCCCGCGCAGACCACAATTGACATACCGGCACTGACAGCAGGGGCCATCCCGGCAGATGCGCAGGCACTGATGCTATTCTGTGGTGCCAGGGACTCTGGGTCTTCGTCGGGTAATGCAGTTGTGCAAATCTTTAATGACGATGGCGAAAACCAAGCGATTATGGGGGTAGGTAATCTAAATGTGGGTGCCCCAAACAATGGCTGGGTGTGGTCAAATGCAACCGTCCGCTGCACTGCGGGGAAGCTGTCATACGTGTGTGTGGCTACAGGTTCTAACACACTTGATATTCAAATAGATATACTTGGCTACTACAGATAAGAAAGGATCATCATGGAGATATTAGTTAACAACACACGTGAGAATGACGACGACCAAACTGTCTTTTTCACATTGACAGACGACAGCGGCACAGACTACAGGTACCATGCAGACGTGCCAAAAGGGGCGGGCGTTGAGGACAACGCCAGCATGCGAGGTTTCTTGAGGTGCATCCGGGTGTGTGAGTACCCGTTCATTCAGTACGCGGGGTATGACGGCGTAGATGACCTGGCAAAGATCGAGGCTTGCATAGCTCACGGGATGTCCTGTGGATCAAAAACGGAGTTCAAACACACATGGGAGTAGCGGCATGACACCTCTTGAAAAATTTCTAATCGGGATCGTCGCCGCGGTGGTCGCAGCGATACTTGCGTTCGTTATCAAAAAGTACCTGGACAACCTGGGGTCGGGACATTGCAGCAGCCACGACGATTGCGTCACGCAGATACAATCGAGCGTGACGCGCGTAGCTGAGTTAGACAAAACGACGGCGGTTGCGGATGCGGTACACGCGGAGCAGCTATCAACGATATATATCAGCTTGAATCAGGGCACCGTGGTTATGGAAAAACTATCTTCTGATATGTCCGGCATGAAAAGTGAGATAGTCGGTGTGAAAGCATCCATTGAAACCCTGGCGGCACTGATAAGCGGAGGGATTGTGGCATGATAAGCCCAACAGGTGAAGGCGTAAGGATGGACACGGAGGGTTCCGGCGTATATGGTGCGCCAAGAGGTTCCCGGAAGCACAACGGGGTCGACTACTTGTGTGACGCGGGCCAGCCGATTGTTGCGCCGTTCGATATGAAAATTGAGCGTGTGGCGAATCCGAAAGCCCGCAGCCCGTTGTCAGGCGTTAAGTGGCGGGCGGGCCGTTCGCACGGGAAAATTTTTTATTTCATGCCTGCGCCCGGAGTTGTGGGCCGACACGTAAAACAAGGTGAGATCATAGGCGTTGCACAGTCTGTATCTAAAGACTACGGGCTACCTGCGATGCTTGACCACATACATTTTCAGATAGATAAATAGCGGAGGGTAACATGGCTTTTGATCCTATTTCGGCAGTGTTCGGGCTTGTAGAAACCGGCATGGATAAATTCTTACCGGATGCTATGAGCGAAAAAGAAAAAGCGGACGTGGCTTTAAAAATGAAATCGTTTGTCGCTACGCAAGTGGCCAGCGAGAACAGCGATTTTCGCAACTTCGTATTGCAGTACGAAGGGGCCGCCAAGGACATACCTAAGTCGCTGGTGTGGCTGAGGAGTTCGATACGTCCCATCATAACTTACTTGTCGTGCGGGGCCTACGGCTACGGGTGGTTACACCCGGAAGCGTTCACCGTAGAGCAAATGTTATTGCTCAAACCCGTAGTACTCATAGTTTTAAGTTTTTGGTTTGGTGAGAAGATCATCACACGGACAGGGCTACTCGACGTTATGAAGAAGTAGGTCTGTCGTCCGACCCGGCCCTGGAGCGTTTGTAATCTAACAGCATGAGCAGCGAGCAGGCAGCGTGCGCCAGGTGCGGCAGTCCGCTTTCGTCGTCTACGTCCTGACCCCGCCACCAGCACCACAAGTGCCTCTGCACGGCTGCGAACAGCCTCCCCCACAGCAATCCTTTCTCCCAATTGCGATCACCGTATTTTTCGGAACCGTACGTAAACACCCGGACTACGTCTTCGAGTGAATCGGCGGGTACCAAGTCAAATCTGAGTTTGCCGTCATCAAATTTTTCACCGCCTATCTGGGCGGTGGCCCCTATGCAAGGGGCCTGCTGTTCCTGCGTTGGTGCTCTTTTCATCCGTCACCTCCTGGATGATCCCAATACCCCGTCCGTACAGCGTGGTCGTGGCAAAGCTGTTTGGTTTCTTCGAGAGTGCCTGAGCCGAGTTCCACGAGGGATAATGAGTCCCCGGCGATCACACAGAGCGCCTTGAAGGACGGAACCCCTCTCCTCACGACCTGGTACCGGCACGTCGCGCCGCTGTCTTCTGAAACGTGCGTGTGGCCGCCGAAATACTCTGCCCATTTCAACTCCCTGGTCTTGTCCCGCTCGTCTTGTTCGCCCAAAGAATACCCGTATGTGAACGCGATAGCCGCCAAACCCATCGCGCCCGCCGTGACGGTTAGTATCTCCACAAATATCATCATGTTATTACCTCCTGTTTATTATTTCCTGTACCGATGCCCCCGCCAGCCGCCAGCCGCTTTAATTGGCCAGTCGGCGAACCACGGTTCTTTTTGCATCATTATGTTTTCAAATTCTTCTATGCTGCCAAATCCCTGCGGGGTCTCCGCAACAATTTCATCATGTACGTGTAGCACAATCGGGTACCCGGCGGCAGTGAGCCGGAGCATGGCGGCGGCCATAATGTCACGGGCAACCGCCTGTGTGATATTCTCAGTCAGTTTCCCGCCGTAGGTCTCTGTGCGCACCCACTGCTTTGTCTTCGAGTCCACGCCCATGAATGACAGGGTGAACACGTTCACATCACGCAGCGAGTCGTACGTGGGGTTTAGCCGTGGTGCATGATACGTTAAGTTACGCCCGGATGGTAGCCGGATTGACAGCACGTCCTCGCCCTGGTCGTACGTTAAACTGACAAATCGGTGTTGAAACGTCACGCCGGGGGCCGTACATGCCGACACCCACGCCCCCTCAATGCCGTACAGCTCCGGGTTGAACTCCCACTTGTCGGGGTGCTTGCGGAACTGGCCGCCCCACATTTCAACGATTGCGGGCGACTCTCTACGCCATGATAGTACGTCCTGCTTGATTTCTTCGTCTGTCATGTACTTGTCAGCGCCGAACGCTTTCCAGGCTCCGACCCATCCGCAGTAGCCCGCCGCCAGTTCCCGCACCTTACCTTTTTTACGGAGCGGGTGGTGGTCACCGGTTCGCGTGCGGTGTTCCAGTATTTCCTCCAGGGGCACGCCGGAAGCCTGTGACGCGGACGCTTCGTATATTTTGCCGTGCGTTCTGAATACCTCGACGCGCCAGGCTTCACCCGCCAGTACCGCCAGTACTACGGCTTCTATGGCTGAGTAATCAGAGCATATCAAATTGTGACCGGGTGCAGCTACGAACAGTGACCGCATACAGGACCCGATTAAATCAATACCCGATCCCCATTTAGCTTCGACCTGGTCAAGCGGTAACGTGCGTATGTCCGCCAGTGCCGCGGTCGCGCCGTAGTGGCCCCACTCCTGGTGTTCGAGGTTCTGGTGGTTACCGCACCGGGGGCATGTCTCGAACCGCGCCGCAATGTGGGTGCAGGTGCAGCGCGTCCAATGCGGGCCGCCGTTGCGTAGGTTCTGTGGCTGTGGCCCCCTGCCTGCCCATCTACCTGTACGCTCCGCACCGCAGTACGAAAACAAATCCCGGATGCGGCCGTCATCGTTCAGGTATCGCTCAAGTGCAAATATTTTTTTAACTGCGGAACCGCCCAGGGCTTGCCGTATCTCAAGCACCGCCCGTGCTTCTGGTGGCAGTGCGTCGCCCTCCAAGGCTTCTTTAACGCTCGGTTTATCCAGGCTCGCCATGTGTACGCCGACCGATTGTAGCCACATGTCTCCGGCTTTGAGCTTTGCTATTTCGCCGACAGTCTGTACCTGGCCGCCTGTTAATCTAACCAGTTCCGCCGTGCGCGCCTGTTCGATTTGGTGGAATAGCGTAATGCATGCCGCCAGGTTCTCACGGTCCACAGCCACCCCCCGAACATTGATTTGCTGGTCTAACTTCCAGAGCGCGAGCTCGAACGGCGATAACTCCGGTAGCTGTGCGCTGATTTCAGTTTCCGCTTTGACATCCTGCGCGCAATAGTCGTACATGCCCCAATGCAACTCCGGGTAATCGTCGTATGTCCGGGACAGTGCGCCGCATTTCGCTGTTGGTTTTTTCGGTATCGACAACGCCCGGATTAGTTTAATACCGCCGGTATCTTTTTTCTGTGTCGGGTCCAGCACTTCGGATAACTTGCCGAGCGCGCTTGGTAGCCCGTACGCTTTGGCCTTGGCCTGACTGCAAATTAGTTGGTCGAGGGGTAGCGCAGGCCACCCCATACGCCGGTGGCACATGAACAACCACACGTAAAACTCAAACAAACTGTTGTGTGCTTCGATAATCCCGCCGCCCGCGATGTGGTCAAACAGGATCACGGGCGGATCAACCAGGGGTGTCCACATTCGTACGCCGTGGCCGTCGTGCATGTCGTACGCCAGGCAGATGACACGGGCGGAGGGGTGCTCGGCGTATACTGCGGCGTTAACCCCTTTGATGCCCGGCTTACCCTTCTGTAGCGCGACGAACGCCCCGGAAGCCGGGTCGAACCTGTACCCGGCTTCGCTGTATGTTTCAAAGTCAATAGTGGCGTGCTCACGCATATGGTAGCCCTGTCATTGGGTTGATGGCCGCTGTCGGGTTGAGTATCGCCGGGTCGGGATGTATGCCCGGCTGTGCTGGGGCCATCGGCTGTGCTGGGGCCATCGGCTGTGCCGGGGCCATCGGCTGTGCTGGGGCCATCGGCTGTGCTGGGGCCATCGGCTGTGCTGGGGCCATCGGCTGTGCCGGGGCCATCGGCTGTGCCGGGGCCATGCCGGGTGCCGGAGCCATGCCGGGTGCTGGGGCCATCGGCTGTGCCGGAGCCATGCCGGGTGCTGGGGCCACCGGCTGTGCCGGAGCCATGCCGGGTGCTGGGGCCATCGGCTGTGCCGGAGCCATGCCGCCGATCGGAGTTGCCGTCATTCCGGCGGGGTTGTGTCCCGCACCGGCGGTGGCGATCAGACCCGCCGCGTCTGGGCCGCCCACGATCTCGTCCCCGTAGCCTTTCAACTCTATTAAACTGGTGTTCAAGAACATGCCCGGCTTTGTCGCGTCGCCGTTACCCGCCACGGTGAAGTATACCCGCACGTAATATCCGCGTTTGATCTGCGCCGGGTCAGTGATGAACGCCGCGCCGCCGTTGGTTACAGCTTTGTACGGGAATCCCGACGTGAAACGGTATACAAAGTGTCCGGGGAAGCCCTCTTTCCCTGCGTGTTGCGGTGCGTCGCCGTCAATCACTTTCCATGCAAAATCAGGGCGTGCGTTCTCGCCGCCGGGGAATGATGCCGCGGCTATCGCGGATATTTGCGCCCATGCGGCGTTGTGATCGGGTGACGTTTTTTCCACAGCCAATCCCACGAAGTAAACCACTTTCGGCTCGCCGCGGCGGTTGGTTAGCGGTGCTCCGCCCATACCCTTTGTTTGTGGCTCGAATACATCGCCCTGCACTAATCTTCCTGTGACCGCTATTGTCTGTTTGTCAGTCATGTTGTCGCTCCTTGTTTTATGATCTTTGCAATATATTGCAGATCGTTAGCTTTAAGTTTATGTCCCGTCGATTGCCGGGAAGCCATGAAACTGACCTCCGCCTTGGTTAAGATTTTTCTTGATACCGCCTGTGTCGGCGTGATCGCTTCAGGTTCCCGGAGTATACCCGGGAACGTGTCAGCCACAGCCACGGGGTTAATGTCCCATTTAAGACTACTGTACGTCGGTTCGAGACTGTACCCTGGCACGACTCCGCCCGCCTTCGCTGTCTCCTTGGCGTACGTTTCCAGGGCCGTGAGTCTGTTTTTTAATAGTTTAGCTGCACGTGTCACCACTGCCAACTCGTGACTTAGTGCGTCGCCTTTAACGTCCGTCTTTTCGGCTGCGCTGGCCATCTCCACAGCGTACGCCGCGGCTTTTCGGTTCGGATGGCATTCGACCATAGACGGGCAGTACCTGCATTCGTCGCTTGTTTTCGCCGGTGCGCCGGGCTTCGATGCAAGCAGAGCTTGCGCCCACATTTGCCCGGAGTAATCCGCAAGCCGTGTGCCGAGGAAGTCCCAATCTCGCACGGGGCCGGCGGGGTGATTGGCACGGGGCTGCACGATCATAACCCGCACTTGAACAGGGTTAATGCCGTGTTTAGCGGCGATCAATGCGGCGTACGTTATCAACTGCCAATTCATATACGCCTCGACCCAGCCGTGCCCGTACTTAAAATCAACAACGGTCAGCGTGTGGCCATCGTATACCCAAAAATCCGCAGCGCCTGAGATCGTGGAACCGTTCGCCGTCACCCTGTGGCCGTCCTCCACGCCGAAGTGGGTCGCCGTCGTGAGTAGTCCCCGGCACGTTTCCAAATACAGAGCCACAGCTTGAGACATTTCCGAGTTACTCGCCGTGGCCGAGCCGTCAACCAGGTGCCTGGCGGCGACGGCGGCCGCGTGCGTACCTTCGTCGGCGGCGGGGTTGTGCTTGCGCGGCACGTCCTTGTTCAAAAGGTACGAGCCAGCACAAGCCATCAACCGGGGCATGCCAGATGCGCGAAATATCACGCCGTCACCCCCAGTCGTTGTAGAATCTGCGGTATCAGCGTCGGGTACGACTGCACGTCGGCCCACGTGGGGACGTTAAACTCTGCGGCGCACATTTGATTGACAGCATTAACATCCATGCCCGCCGTGATAATCGCCTGCATCCCTGCACCCCATGTGGTGATACTACCGGCCGCCGGCCGGGTGCCGGGTGCCGGTGCTGGTGCTGGTGCTACCGGCGGTGCGGGTGCTACCGGCGGTGCGGGTGCTACCGGCGGTGCGGGTGCTACCGGCGGTGCGGGTGCTACCGGCGGTGCGGGTGCTACCGGCGGTGCTGGTGCTACCGGTGCGGGTGTCACTGGCGGTGTGAGGGTGTGTGCCTGGGTGGCCACGCCCGGTGCTGGCGGTGTGAGGGTGTGTGCCTGGGTGGCCACGCCCGGTGCTGGCGGTGTGAGGGTGCGTGCCTGGGCCAGCTCTGCCGGAGTCACACCTTTTTTTAGTTTCCACGATCCGGCGGGTTCGCCGTTCGCTGATTTGCGCGCATAGAATGTTTTACCGCTTGAATGGATGCGTTCGTCCCACGCCGCTCCTGTGCTGTCGACCGCGCCGTCGGGCTGCGCAACCGGGGCAACCGGGGCAACCGGGGCAACCGGGGCAACCGGGGCAACCGGGGCAACCGGGGCAACCGGGGCAACCGCGCCGTCGGGCTGCGCAACCGGGGCAACCGCTGCGGGTATCGTTGTAGCCTCGCCTGCCACACCTTCTATAATAGGTGGGGGTGAGCCGACAACCGAATTGTCGCCAGCTACACCGGGGGCGGGTAACGGCGTTGAAGCGCCGGGCGGGTTCTCTAATAGCTCACTTAGTCTATTAAAGAACGTCGAGGTTTCTTTAAGTATCAGTTTAATAGTCTGGTCATTCATTTTTCAATAGCTCCTTCAGTTTCTCTAACGTTTCTGTTCGGGGACTCTGGGTCACGCCGCATTCGATTAGACGATACCCAACTAATGATATGCCTACCGCGTACGCAACGTCCGCTTGTGTGAGTCCTGCTTCTTTTCTAAGTTGTTTATAATCCATCTTTTTTCCTCCTGGCGCAAATACTACGAAATTTTCGGCGGGCTTGTCAACACTTATTTTTATTTTTGTTGTTTTTATTTTTTCACTTGACACATGCGGGGAGGTAATGTAGATTGTCACTCGTAACTGGCGATTTGTGAGCCTATGCCCCCGTCCCACGTGTTGGCGACACACCGTCCGATGTAGCCGATCGCGCGGGTGGGGCGGGGCCATAGTTTCACAACCCAAAAACAGGAAAAACAAATATGAATATAGGATTCTGTGATAAATGCGCACGGCCCGGCGAATTAGGCGCGAAGCATTACCCAGCGTCACCCCGGCACGATAATGTATGTGGTGGGACGTTCGTCGCGGACGATGCGCGCCCAGGCAAGACGGCCATGTATTTTAATGGCCAGCCGCCGAAGGCGACCAAAGGTAACGACGCGCTGTGTTCAGTATGCTTCCAGCCGGGCGAAGTCAACACGCCCCACAGAACCCCAATGCCAAAGCCCGTACCTATTGAGTCGGGCGAAATCCGACCGAAGCAAACTAAAAAAATGTATGATTATTACGTGCCCTGCGCTGGCCGCTTTAAGGATGTTAAGCGGATGGAGAACGTCCGCAAGTATCGCAAGCAGCTAATCGCCGACGGTGTGCGCTTCCAGGAACACATGTTTATTAACTGTTGTTTATGCGTCGGCGGGTTCAGCATGTGCGCACCGGGGCGGGGTATCATGTGCAGACCGGGGCAGATGGTGGTGGTATTCACATGGTAATGACGCTTCGACCATATCAGACTGAATTGTCTGACAGCATATCCGCAGCGTGGGCGGGAGGTGCGCAGAACGTATGCGCCGTACTGCCCACGGGTGGCGGCAAGACCGTTATATTCGGTAATAAACTGGCGGCGGAGACCGGCACGACCTTTGCCATCGCGCACCGGCAGGAGTTGATCGGGCAAATATCCATGGCACTGGCTAAATTTGGTGTAGTGCATAGCATCCACGCCCCGGATAGTGTGGTCAAATGGGCGGTCACGCAGCAAACACGCAGGTTCGGAAAACATTTTTATAACACACAGGCGAAGTGCGCTGTGGCGGGTGTTCAGGCTCTGATCAACCGCCAGAACTCACTCCGCAGTCAAATAGATAGAGCGAGTTTATTTGTGATAGACGAAGGGCACCATTGTTTACGAGAAAACGTCTGGGGTAAAGCGGTATCATTGTTCCCGGAAACATGCCGGGGATTGCTTGTGACCGCCACACCTGAACGTGCAGACGGGAAAGGCATAGGGCGACACGCTTTGGGGGTCGTTGACGATATGGTTGTCGGGCCAGAAATGAGGCACTTAATTACCGCAGGATTCTTGACAGAATACCGGGTATTTGGGCCACAGACTGACATCGACATGTCAAACGTCCTGGTCTCAAGCAAGACAGGGGATTATACAAAACCGAAGCTTGTCGCCGCCGTTCGTAAATCGAAGATTGTAGGCGATGTTGTCCGCAGTTATCAAGAGATTTCACCCGGAAAAATCGGGGTAGTATTTGTAACCGACGTACAAACGAGTAAAGATGTCGCCGCACGGTACACCGCCGCAGGCATCCCAGCACGCACTGTTTATGCTAACACCCTCGATCGGGAACGGCAACAGTCTACTGATATGCTGGCGCGTGGCGACCTCAAGCTGCTTATAAACGTCG